CCGCGTCGTTCCGGGTCTGGAACAGGGTCGCCGCATCGTCAATGGACACGAGTTTCATGACCGAATCGGACACGCTGGACGCGTAGTCGTTGAACGACTTCACGCCGTCATCGGTGGCCTTCTGCGCAGCCTTGATCGCCTCCGCATACTTGTACACCTTCGGGGTCGCGCTCGCAGCCGATCCTCCTACACTTCCCGCGCCGTCGTCCGTGACCTTCGCCATCGCACCCATTGCCTTACCGGCAGCTAGGGCCGATCCGACCGTCCCAGAAATCTGCGAGGCCAGTGACCCTTGCGCGTTGCCGGCAGCGATCGCCGACGTCACTGACCCGGACGTCGCAGACTTCAAACCAGTCTCAGCAGCGAACGCCTTCGTGTACGCCTCAGTCCGAGCATCCATCGACACCGCGAGTGCAGCATTCGCGTCAGCGAGTGTCTTCTGCGCCCCCTCGATGTCGTGATCTTTCGTAACTTGCTTGAAGGCTATGAACGCCGCGACAACAAGAAGCACCTGATCCCGCAGCACAGCGAAATCGTCGAGCAAGCCCTTAATGAACTCAACGAACTTCGGAGTACCGGCCGCGATGTTGCCGAGCTGCGTCCCGATGTCTTGTATCGCCGGCGTAAGGTCGTTTAACGTTTGAGTGAGTGCATCACCAGCATCGGTCCCGTCACTGAACCCTGACGTGACACCCTCCATGAACGCTTTCCCAAAAGACTCCTGGAGTTCCCCAAATGCGACGGATACGCGGTCGATCTGGCCTTGATAGGTTCCAGCCTTGACAGCCGCCTGGCCGCCGAAAGTCTCAGCGAGCTTCGCGGTAATGACCTCCATGTCACCGGTCTTCAGCGTCGCCTTATCGAGGCCGGCCCCGAGCCTCGACAGCGCGCCCGTCGAACCGTCAAACCCCTTGGAAATACTTTGGACTACCGATTCGAGTGATCTGCCCGTGCCGGCGGCCACGTCCTGGGCGAGTTTCAGAGTGTCGGTAGCGAGCGCGACATTGTTCGTGCTGCGCAGCAACCGATCCATCGCCGGGCGGAGGAGGTCGTCGGCTGTACCCGTCATACGAGCCAAACTGTCTATCGTGGTCTCGACCGCTGCGGTCGCGCCCTCCATCCCGAGGTTTTCCATCGTCTTAGCAAGCTTCGCGGCCGCCGCCTCATCAGCAAGGAATGCCTTCACCCCGTCGACGCCGAACGTGATCGCCATTTGTGCGCCCGCAGCTGCCGCAGCAATAGCCGCAGCACCGACAGCCGCACCCATCCCGACGGCGAAACCCGACATCTTCATGAACGCCGACCCTACGGCCCCAGACTGAGTCTTCAGCAGTTCAAGTTCGTTGATCGCCCGCTTGATGTCCCGGTCCCGGTAGTCACCTTGGATGAGAATGTCGATTGCCATCAGCGTCTCCCTCCGAGGATTCGATCTGCTTTGCGTTCCGCCTCGCGGATCACCTCAGCGACCTTCTCCTTCGCCTTCGCGACGACCGGCTTATTCTTCGCTGCCTCATTCAACCCGCGTGCATACTTCTCACCGAAACGATTGTTCATGTTCTCGTAGAACGACCGGCCCCGGTAATTCTCCGACCGTCGTTTCTGGTTCGATCCGGTGAGCGCGAAGATCGCACCGGGAGCCGACATCGTCGCGACCGCGACCTCGAACTTCCCGCCCGTCGACGCCTTCCTCGGCTGCTTCGTGTTGACCTTGATGCCGGTGCGGACCTTCGTCGTGTTGTATGACAGATTCCTCGTCGTCGCGATGCCGGTCTTGCGGCTCACGTTCGTGGCCGTCCATTTCCCCCAGCCCGACAGCGGAGACGACGTCGGGGTCTTCCTCCGCACCTCGTCCCGCAGCACCTCCCCCGCCTCCTTCAGCCCCTTATCAATGACCTTGAAGTTATCGCGGTCGAATGCCTTCAGCACTGCGATAGCCCGCTGCTCACCCGTGATCCGTACTTTCATCACTTGGATCGCCTCCTACCGTCGCCGTGCTGGGTATGACGCCACCGCAGGTAACGCAACATCGTGATCTGCATCCGATCCGACTCCGCCAGGATTACTGAAGGAGGAAGTCCGAACTCGTAAGCAAGGTGGACGAGGGTGAAGTGAGTACTGCCTTCTCCAAAGGGCGGATCTCCATTTGCCCCTCCGCTTCCTCATCGTCGCCGACACCGGCCACGGTCGGGAGCCACTCCTCGAACGTGCGAGTGACCTTCCCCGTCCGCGTCAACGCCGCCCACGCGAGGAACCACACGTATTCGAGCCGCTTCCCGACCTGATCCATGCCGAGGTCATAGGTCCGCTCGAACGTGATCGAGTCCGCGCCAGTGCACAGCGCACGCTCGACTGTGCCGTCCACGTACTCCACCTTCAACGGGATTCGCTTGATCATCGCAGGTGATCCCCTCGATTAGACGGTGCCGCGAGTGACGGTCCCGGACGTCGGCCACGAAACCGAGAGCGTCGCCAGATCGCCCACGCTTGACGCGAACGGGGTGTACTGATTTACAAGACAGAGCGCCGTATAGGAAGGATTTGTGGCCGACACGGTGCCCGACGTCGGAGTCATGACCACGGTGGCGAGCGAGTTCAGGAGCGGAAATAGCGTGGCATCGACTGATGCGGCTGCGAAGTCCTGCATGAAGTCGAGCTGGAGGGTGCCATCCTTCAGGCCGCCGATCCGGGTGCGGAACGTGGACCCGAATGCTGTCGTCTCGACGTCATCGGATGAGATCTCAAGATTGACCTGCGCGATCGACTGCGAGAAGTCAGTCCCGTTGATGGTCACTTTGTAATCAGTTGCGACGAACTTTGCCATGCCGAACTCCTTCTATGCGTAGACGATGACCGTGAAATCCGCAGTGAGATAGATCGTATCCCCAATCGACGTCGATCCGTAGGCTGACAACTCCGTGACGCGTAACGTTTGGCACGCCCCGCCGAGTGTCTTATCGGACTCGATCGCCGTCTTGATCGACCCGGCCCCGGTCGGTGCGCAGTAGCCGTCCATGACGGCTTGACCATTCCGTGCGTCCTGACGGCCCGCGATCAACGTGATGGTGAACGCGTACTCGTCGAGGCCACGTTTGAATGTCCGGTCGAACGTGATCGACGTAGGGAAGATAATCGCCTGAGGCGGGGTCGGATTGTCGGGCTGGATCGCGCTCGCCCGCAGGCCCGTGATCGTCGCGAGGTTCGTCGCCAGCCCCTCCCGCAACGCCCCAACGGTCACGGTCATGCGACACCAACGATGCGCCGGTACGGCTCGACGAGTGCAGCGACATCAGGGTCGAGTGCCCGCGTCACACGCACGACACCCATCTCCCCGAACCCTGCAACACCGAGCGGCGACTGCAACCGGGTAAAGATCCGCGAGGCTTGCAGGACAGTCGCCTGCGTGATGACGAGAGGATTCGATGAGAACCCGAACACGCCACGGACCCGCACCGTTGCCTCGCCGCCGGCGACCGGCCACAGATAGTCCTGGATCGCCCGGATGCGGGTGAACGGGACAGCCTGCCCGTTCGACACGCCGTTCAGCGGCTCCAGCTGGTAATCCGTGGTCTTCCACGTCACATCGAACACGCCATCCGCACCCGTCGATGACGTGATCGTGAGCGCCGTCCCCGCAATGTCATCCGTCTGGAGGACATAATCGTCGGCCGGTGCGAACACCCGCGTGACCGTCCCCGAAGGGGAGAACGTCCGACCGCAATAGCCGTCGATCAAATCTGAGGCCGCTACACGCGCCATCTCGATCAGCGTGTCGTCCACGCTGTCGGTGATACGTAGAGCCGCCTTGACCTGCGCCAGACTCGCATAAGCCGTCATTGTTCCTCCACGGTGATCATACCGAACAAATCAGCCGTTGATCGTGACTGTCGGCCCCCGGAACCGATGCCCTTCGAGGGCGAGATTCACGAACGGATTCAGGCTGATGACACCGACACCCATCGACCGCAGTTTCCTCGCGACCTTCGGCAACTGCTCCTCCCACACCGTGAACGGCTTCGGATCGCCTGGCGCATATCCTTCGACCGCGTCCCGATCGTCGAGGGTGCCGCAGTCCGCGCCGACGAGCACGATGAAGCGTGCCCCCAAGTAGGCCGCGAAATGCATCCCCATGTGAAGCGACGTCGGCCCGCACACGAGGTGATCGTCATGCGTCGGCCAGTGCTCCGCCGTGTCGAACGACGAGTACATTTGCGGATTCGTCTCCACGAAGAACACGTTCGCCTGGTCGGGTCGTGTCTTCGCCGGGTAGCCGATGCCCTGCTCCACCATCGGGACGATGACCGGCAGATCCGGCCGAGCGTCCGCGAGAATGTGCGCATCGAGGTGGTAGTGGGTGACGGAGTAGAACTGGTCGAGGCCGAGTGCCTCCCCCGTCCGGTTGATGCACACGACGATCTTGTCATCGAGGAACCCGGCCGGCAGATGGTTGAGGGTCGCACCCGACCCGACAACGTAGACCGTTGACCCAGCGTGCCGACGCTTGAAGTCCGTGTACTGCTCAGCCATCAATCCCACGAGTTCACCCTCCTTCGTTCCAGACTCCAGCCGCCCGGCCCCGGCTGCGACCGCTTCCCGTTCATGTACTCCGCGTTCGACGCATACGTGCGGTTGTTGATCTCCCCGAAGAACCCGAGCGTCGATGAGTTGTGGTGAATGATCGGGATCGTTGACCGCTTCACCTTCACTCCCTCGATCGCGCAGCGCAGCTCGTAATCGTTGTCCTCGAAGTAGGCCGGGTGGTACGCCTCGTCGAACAGGCCGACACGCTGCACGACATCCTCCCCGAGGGCGAACGCCGACCACGGCTGCGGTGACTGGGCGAGGAGGATATCCGCACCGCTCGCCTGCTCATTGAATGCTTGGAGTGATCCGGCCGGCCACTCGACATCGAAGTTCACGATCAGCCACCAGGGGGCGAACGGTGCCGCCTTGATCCCAAGATTCCAACTACCTGCGACGCCGAGGTTCGCGGGCATCTTGATGACCTTCGTCGACTGCACATGCTCCACCGGCCACGGCCCCGAGTAGCGCAACGCATCCCCGTTGTCGATGATGATCAACTTCGCGATCGGATAGTCGATCGTGTCAAGCATCCGGTACAGGATCTCCGGCCCGCGGAGGATCGGAACGATCATGCACGGGATCATCGCAACTTCTCCATCGCAGGGAGCCAGTAATTGTTGAACACGAAATCAGCCCCGTACTGGGACGCGAAGTCCTGCGCTACCTGCGAACGGTCACGTCCCCGAGCGTATGCCGCTTCCATCGCCTCGATAATCGACGGGACCGACGGGGTGACCATCCATGCGCCCTGCATCGCATCCCACCACGGCTGCCCCTCCACAAGCCACCCATCACCGAGCAGCTCTGGTGATGCTGTGGTGTTGGTGCAGATCACTGGCGTGCCGCACGCCTGCGCCTCCACCTGCGGAATCCCGAACCCCTCACCCATGCTCGGGATCAGGAGGCAATCCATCGCCGTGTAGATCGCTGCGAGCAGATCATTACCGACTCCCGACCTGAAAACGTACTGGTCGACGAACCGCAACTGATCCGGTTTCAGGTCGCACGCGGCCGCCAGCTCCAGGAGATTGATCCCCGACATCGCGCCCCGGTCCTCCGTGTGAATGTAGAGGACGGCATCGGGGTGATGCTTCGCGAACATCGCGAACGCGAGGAACGTCTCCGGGAACGACTTCCTATTCGGCACCATGCCCTTGTTCGCGGACACCATCCCGAAGACGAACCTGTCCTCGCCGACGTCCATGAACTCCCGGCCAGTCAACTCCTTACCGCTCGCCGTGATACCCGACGTCGGCTTGAAGATCGGATCAATCCCGTGCGGGACATAGATGGAGTCGATGCCAGCGTTCGCGAGCATCGCCTCACCGAACCGGGACATCGCCAGCGGGGTGACGTTCTTGCGGCCGCACCACGCCGCGACCTTCGGCGGAACCGGTGTGTGATCGATCGGCACCCACGACGCGATCTGCGGGATCGAATCCCACTGAGGCCCACCGAACACGTACACGTCATACAACGTGACGAGGAGCGGATCGAGGTCGGGGTTCTCATGCGCCCACGCCTGATAGTGCGCCGGCACGACATCGTTCGAGTGAATATCGAACCCGCGAGGATACTGCCGGATCCCATGCCAGTCGAGGGTCGTGCCCTCTAGACCGTGATTCGAGGCGACGGCCATCCGGTGCCCTGCGGCTTGCAGCCGGGTGATCACCTGGGCGGTCTGCCCGCCATAACCGGACCGCGCCCAAGGGCTGTTGCTGTTCCACAGGATCGCCCGGCTCGCCGAACGTTGTGCCTTCTTCTTCTGTTTCTGAGCCATCCGCAGGATGCCCTTTCTATCGCAGGTGCCCGACGGCCGGCCCCGTACCTGCGGGAAAGGGCCGACCGTCGGGGTCTAGAGGGGGTATATCAGGTTGCAGCGCCCACGAAG